AATTTTAATGACAGTTGCTTAATACGATGTAAATTTTCTTTTAACGTTCTTTTTTTTGTTGGTTTTAAATATATGTCATATCTTAAAAATGAAACTTTCCCATGCCTCATGCTTTTTTCAGATATATCAACATTAAATAAAAAATCATTTTGAACGCTTTTTGATGCCTTTATTGTTTTTTCTACAAATATTTTGAACTCATGTTTTATTTTATTAACCTCTATATTATATTCTTTCTTATTTATTAATGGGGTTATTTTAGCCTTAGTACGAAGATATAAGACGGACGGTTTATCATTTTCTAAAGTGCCACCATATCTTGTTACAAATTTATTGTTTTTTTCTAAAAGTATTTCATTTTTGTTCATTAAAGTTTTCAAATTAATTCCTGTAAATATAATACTACTAAAGTGAATAAAAAACAACAAAATGTATAAATAAAAATAAAAGGTTTGCTTATATGCAAACCTTTGTTTCATTTTATTAGTGTAAATTGAGCATCTATATCAAATGATGAAATAAGTGACGATGTATCAATTGGGTTATTTCGAACCTCAGATAATACTTTTTTGGTGTCAACTCTCATTTTTTTATACTCCTCTTTCCACTTGGACATCTTTTCATCACTGATACCAAATTCTCTTCCATACTTGTTTGTGTGTTTAGGGATTGGCTTTTCTTCGACTAATTGGTCAGATTCGCTCAATGCAACGTGTTTATTAACCACTTGCATTATTTCCTCCATCATTTTTTGTTTTTCTTCTGCTGTCATAATATTAATCATCAATGGTATTCTGTATCTCAATCATTTCAGATACGTCTACCGCAATATTTTTCTTATTATATGTTTTTGAATTAATTTTTTCAAATATTTGAGATAAACGAGACTTTGTTTCCATATCTTTTTCATTTGACATCATCTCATTTAATTTCTTTAATGTTATTGTTTTACACTCATTGAAGTATTCCTCAGCATTTTCTCCATATACTTCTTTAAGTAATTTCACTTCTGCCGAATTAAGGTCTTTACCAATATTTTCAGAAATTGATACAACTTCATCAGAATAATCTTTAATTGACATGCCCTTATTTTCATTAATTGGTAATTTAGCAATTGATTCTTTAATAATATTTTTTGCTGAAATATATTCATCAATATTATCAAGTTTTTTTGGATTCATTGTAACGTATTCAATTGCCTCAAACAATTCAAGTTTATCATCGTCAATGTCAATCATTTCATCAAGATTATTTTTCTTGAATAATTTGATTAATTTTTCATTGCATTCCTTAACTTCCGACTTATTGAATATTGGTATCATTGACAATGCTTCATTAATATAATCATCCACATTATTGACTCTATAATGTGGCATAAGATTATTATAAGCTTTAAATTGTTCGTGTAGAACCTTATCCTGCTTAATTGTTTTTACAACATCACGTAAAGCCTTATGGCCATGAGGTGATTTAAGTAAGTTAGCTGTATTAGATTCAAGAACTTGATATATGATGCCAAAATTACGGCTCTCATTATAAAGAGCATCTAGTTCATCGTCTTCTGCACTCATTTCATCAAAGTACTTATTAGCCAATGCACGGTTCGTCTCAAATTCTTCTAAATTACCCTCTTCAAGATGTTTTAAAGCACGTTGCATTAATACCTTTCCACGATACTGTGGATTTTCCTTATTTTCCTCAGTGCTATCTGTTTTCTCACTATCCAATTCTTCTTGGTTTTGAAGTTCCATATCTTTATCGTCGTTCATATATGTTCAATTCTTTATAGATAAATATTTTATTTTAATAAAACTAATCATGTTTAAAATTAGTACTTTTAATCATTTAAAGTTGTTGGTTTTATGTGTGCAAGTTTATTTACCATATCATTAAGTTCTTCGTTCATAAAGAAAGCCTTATCATATATTTGACTTTGTTGTGTTGTTGCAGCAGCTTTATTGTTAGAAATCGTGTTCATATAACGTTTCATTATATTATCTTGCCGGTGTTTACTTTCTTTAATAAGTTGTTCATTATGTTTCTTTAATTCATTTATGGTATTTTTCTTTAATGACTTAGTTACCATTTCTCCAAGATTCGGCCCTTGTGGCTCGTCTCCACCCATAGGTGGTTCACCACCGCCAAGATCCATATCTTCTGCTGCTGCATCACCTAAATCCATTTCACCTTCAGAACCCATGTCCATATCATCTCCAAAATCCATGTCTCCACCCATAGGTAGGCCGCCGCCTCCACCGCCGCCTCCAAGTCCGCCGTCATCACCATCGTCTTGACCACCACCTTGTTGATAATCAGCGCCTGGCTCTCCATAAATGTTATCGACGGGGTCGTATATGTGCGTTCGTTTAATAATCTGCATTGTTTGTTGTAGTTCAGCGGCAAGAGCAGTTTCAAGACGTAATTCTTCAAGATTTTGCTGTATTTCTTTATCTGACCATTTAAATATATGCCTCCAAGCCCAAGTCATAGAAGTTAATGGCATACCACCACCTGGGTCTGTCACAGCATCTTTTGCAGTTGTTACTTTCTTTGCAAGGTTTTCCAAATCTAACATTTCTGCTTGTGATGATGGGTTTACCATTTCAAGAGTGAAATTAGTTAAATCATCGGTAAAACCAAGCATTAATAAATGGATTGTTGCAATTTTATTTAACTCCAATAAAAGTGCTTGTTGTATTCTATTTACAGTACGCATAAAACGCACATCGAGGAGAGAAAGATTTTTACCATCACCTGCTGCATCTTCAAAGTTAAGAAATGACTTTGGAACACGAAGTGCTGTAACAATCTTATTCTGTATATATTTAATGTCGTCCATGGCTGTTAGGTTCTGACCTGCTGCAAGATTCTCAATTGGGCTTGCTGCACCGTCTTCACGAACAGGGATAAAATAATCGTTTGTTTGATTCATAATATTCTTACGCATATCAATTTGTCCCGTCATAGGGTCTATAATTGGTGTGCGTTTGAAATTATTTGCAATTTCTTGAACATATGCAGGAACATCAGCTTCATCAATTGCACCCACGTTAATTTTGAACACACGTCTCTCAATTGAACGATCAAGACGATACATAAACATCATGTCTTCCATCATTGAAAGCATTCTGAAATGTCTACGTGCTTTATGTAAAAAACTTACACCGTATGGTAACATTGCCGAATCATAAAGTAAACGGAAATGGGCAATTTGCCAATTTCGATACTCTGTTGCCTGTCGTTGACCAACCCATACGAAACGTGTTTCATCACTATGGTCTTCATCGCTTTTATTGCCATGGATTGTGTAACCATTTGTATAAGGGCAATCCATTCCATTTTCATAACGTTCAATTTCATAGACAGGTAGTTCTTTCCAACCAAGTACACCCATTTGTGCATCTGTATGCAATAACCAAAAGGCATTCCCATATTTAATCATTGAACGGGTAAGCATTGGTAAAGTTGTGTTAATTGATAAACGATTGACAAATAGGTCTTGAAGAACACCTTTTACACGTTCAGACCCTGACGTAATATTTATCAACGCACCACTTTCACCAATATAATTGGCCTCTTCTGCAACAATATCCATTGCGGTACCAATCTCAGGCATACAGTCCATTAAATCCACATCGCGATACATTAATCGAACATCATTAAGGCCTGCAAGAGATTGATTGTTAATATCTTCTTGAGCACGAAACCATTGTCGTGCCATAAGTTTTTGTTGCTTTGCTTGTAAGATTTTAAATTCTTTCTCTTGTGGACTACGAGCAATGTCAACAATGTCATTTGAAGAACTTTGTTGATTTATATTGTAAGAATTGGATGGGGTATTTAAACTTTGAACACTACCCGTTGCCAACACTTTTTGTAACTTTTGATATACTGTTAATTTTTGATCTGACATCTTAGATGCTATTTTATTAAGATAAATATAGCTTTATTTATTTATTTTTTCTAATGCTAAAGCCACCTAACATTATACATGCGTTAATCATTTCCTTTTCTGTTTTTTGCTGTCTTGTTGAAAATGGGTTAATTTGTGTGTGCGTTGAACGTGATACAAACAAATCATCCTCCATGGTACGAGAAAATGTATCAGATGGTTTCTTGTTGTTCATAAACCAAGCACCAAGAATTGCAGTATCTTTTTTCTTTGTTTGTTCATTACGGAGTATTGAATATTCCATTACATAAACAATCATTGAAAGACAAGTAAGAAGGTCATCATGGAAACCATCCATATGGTCAGGTCTACCATTTTTAAACACCCAAGTTTCCAACTCATTAATAACTCGTTTAGAACGTATTCTAAGCCCATTATTTTTCAATAACTCAACAAATTTTGAAATCATTTGGAAACGAACATTACTTGTGTGGAAGCCTGGTAATTTACCATCTTTACTAACTTTATAATCAACGTATTTCTTCATGACGGTTGGTGTTTTAAGTCCTGGGTCATCATAATATAGATTTGGATATTTCATTCCCAATAAACTTAGAATTGTTGCGGAACCATAACCACCAATATCTTCAACAACAACTAATGCATCATTATATGTGCGTCCATATTGGTTAATAATTGCCCCGGCAATTTCACCTGTTATTTTTCCGTTATATTCCAATACTTGGTCAATATATGGAGTACCTGTTTCTTCATCAACTGCGTCAATATCCAAAATTTGTATTGCGGTTGAGTCTTCTGATGAACCTGATGAGTTATCACATCCAAGTATATAACGGTGTCCTTCAATTGGTGGTTTCCAAATCCAAGTTTCTTTAATCATTGGGTCAGAATATGGCCAATCTTCTGTAATTTCAATTGTGTTTTGGTCTCTTTGTGCTTCAATTGTATCAACAGGGACTACATTATCAGAAGAACCTAAGAACGACACATTTAACTCTTGGTCAATAAGCATTTGGTCTTGGTTAAATGTTGCACACATTGTTTGATACCAAGGAGAATCAGGTTTCCACCCATCTCGTTCTCTTGCCCTCCATTTTTCTTCATCATACTCAACTTCACCATTACTACCAATAGTTGGTTCTTTAATTACTTCCAACTCACCTGTTTCTTCATTTTTTTTGTGCCATTCAAGATAACGGTTATAACGAGGGTCTTGAAACCATTTGAATTCAATAGGAGTATAATTGTTCTCACCCTTCAAAGCTTTATCATAAGTTTTATAATAAAGTTGGTCTTTACCCTTAGGGGTGGAAATCATAATGATACGTGCTTTAGTACCTAATGTGGCTGTACATGCAACTGCTTGTGAATACACTTCAGGTCCATTTTCAATCATTGCGGCCTCGTCGAAGATAAGAATACTTACAGCAGAAATACCACGGGCTGCGTGTTTACCGCTTGAACGTGCATAAATTTTACAACCATTGAAGAGTTCCAATTTTTGTTTGTTACGAGCCACATAAATTGAAGTTGTATTTTTTTCATTTTTAGGGTCTGGGTGATAAAAATCACTACCCCACATCCATCTTGGTACTTGGTCAAGAAAAGCACCCATTTTTTCAATTAATTGTTGTGATGTATCAAGTTTATTACCAATACATAATATAGTTTCAGGTGCTTTCTTATCAGCAAATACACATTTATATGTTGCCCATCCTGCGGATACGGTTGTTATACCTGCCTGACGGTGTTTAATTGCAATAGTGTTTGGGTTATCTTTTAAACTTTGTAAAAAGGCTAATTGTCTTGGAAATAATAAGAATGGTGTTTCTTTAACAACATCTGCATTAAATGTTGATAAATAATGTTCTATAAAATATCGCCCTGTTTTATCTTGAAAACATTTACGATATTCTTCTCTCATATTAATCATAACTACATTTAGTTTTGTGTATTAAATAAATATAAATAAAAACGACTTAGAACTATATTTCAAGCATCTAAGTCGTTATATAATTTAACTATTAAAATTTTTAGTCATCTTCTTCATCTAATGTTGTTGATGCACATAAATCATCATTAATTAAGTCATCTGATGTAAACTCATCATCATTTAATTGATATGTGTCATCATTTTGCTTAGTTTGTATGTAATCAATGAACTCGTCCTGTTCTTTTTCATAGTAAATCTTTTCAGACAATTTTTCGATAAGTTTTTTGCCTGTATTTGTGCCTGCTAATATTTCTTGCATTATTGGGTTAAATTTAGATGGTTTAAACATAGAAATTTCCATCATAATAAAATTTAAACCAACATCAAGTGGATTTTCATTAACCTCTTCAAAAACATTTTTTATCCTTTCCCATAATGGAATGCCTAATCGTTGATCCCAAATTTCTGCTAATTTAAAATCAGCCTTTGATGTTATATATTCAGCTTTTGCTCGTTCATTTGGTAAACCATGTGCGATTGATAGCTCCAATAAACCTCTAATACTTTCTTCTAATAATATTGGGAATATAACGCCTTGTGACTGTATTTTTACTGGGGTGGTTTCACTTCCTAAATATACATCTACACATCCACCACTGTCAATTTTTTTACTAAGTTTTTGCTTAGTGTGGAATAATAGCAAATTATTGATGCGCATAATTTTTTTATATAAGAATGACAATCTATAATCTATTTTATTTAAACTTTTTTCATAAGAATTTACATTCTCTGTATAATACATTGCTGCTCCAATAATTATTGCATTAAGTAAGCGACGTTTATATATTTCATTTGTCAGATTATTCATATCTGAAATGTTTTCAAATGAATAATCTGTTGTTTCAGGAACTAAACGTTCTTTTTTTGCGTCGATTTTGTCAACGAGCTTCATTTCAATTTTTATGGTATCAGAAGGTATTTGGAATAAATCGTTTACTAAATCAAAACATAATTTTTCCAACGCATCTTGATTATCTTTCTCGATTTTTTTACATTCTGTAATTGTGCGTGATAAATCGTCACTTAATTCTTTTACATCAATGGAATCAAAATGTTTTAAAAGGTCTTCATAATAATCATTCACTAAAAACACAAGAAACTTTTCATCTAACTCAGGTGGTAAAGCAGGGTTATCCCCCAAGGAAGTCTTGTTGGCTTTAATAATATCTAATATGTTTTTAGGTAATTTCATTTATTAACGAAGGTTTTTTATAAACTTATTAAAAGGTAATACTTCTGAATTTTCTTTCAAATAACGGCGACGATTTTCCTGTAATTCTTTCTTAGTAATCAATCGATGTTCTGCGACAACGGTTTGTGTTGCTGAATTACTTCCACTTGCCAATGCAGTGCCACCAAATTCAACTTTTACTTTCTTAGGGTCTACTCCACTATTAGAAATTGCTTGTGATGTTTTATTCAAATCAGCCTTACCGCTTGAATCAGTTTCACCTTGTATCGTAACACCTTCTGATAGCATTTCATTATATTGTGCTTCTGTTATTTTATATTTTTTTCCCATTGTAATTTAATTTTATTATTAATAAATAGTGATAATAAAATAAAAAAACCACTTTATATAAAGTGGTTTTAATTTTACTATCTCATTGATGGTGCTGTAAATGGTTTCTTTTTGAAGCCAACATTTTTCAGTGGACGGTCAGCAATTTTAGAATTGGTTTTATCGTTTACTGTTGTTAATTCTTGAAATAATTCATTGATTAATTTACGTCTATTAAAACCTTCCATCATTGGATTTTCTTCACCCATATCATCTTGCATATCCATCGATTGGTCTTCCATTGGTGTCATATCATCTCCACTATCGTTGTCAGAACCATTTCCATTTACCTTATCTATAATGTCTTTTTTATCACTGTCTGTTAAACCATCGGTCGTTTGTTTAAGTATCATACCTGCAACATATTTACTAAGCTCTTCGTCAGGTTTAGGTAAATCATTGTTGTATTTTCTAAGAGACTGACTTAATTTACCCGTTAATTGTTGGATAAATTTCTTTGGATCAGTATTTTCATCAGCATCAACACCTGCATCAAAGTTTGTATCAAATGCTGAATCATCATTGCCCATATCCATTCCATCAGAATCTCCACCAATCATTTGGTCATCCATTGGCGGCATACCTCCATTTGGACCACCATCCATCATTGGGTCACCCATTGGTGAGGTCATATCCATTTGAGGGAATTGCTGCTGCGAACCAACCTTTAAAACTTTTCGTTCGCTTAAACGGCTTTTAGTTAAAAACCCAAAGATTCCATTATTGAATTAGTGATTGTTTGTACTGCTTTTTCAAAAGGTGCTGATGAACCAATCTTTTTTCCAAATGGTTCTTCACCTTGTGCAGATTCATCATCCCATTCATGTGCACCATTAATAGCAACCTCTTTATTTGGTGGTGTTGTCATTGGAACTTTTCGATATGCAGGGTGTTTACCAAAGTCATGAAATTCACTTTCATGGAGGTCAACATCATCTTTAAAGAAATCATCATTAACGTAATCATCATTAACGTAATCATCATCTCCATCAAGTTCAAGCTCAACTACGTCTTCAGCTTCAGGGAAAGGAACATCATAATCATCATCAAAGAAATCATCTTCTTCGTTTTGATCATCTTCATCATCTAACCCATCAAACCCGGCAATATCTTCATCATTGAAATCATTTTCGGCAATAACCCCATTATCAGCCTCTGCGTCTGAACCTTGACCTTCCTTAAATGGATCACCATCGTGTGCTACTGTACCTGTACCTGCGTTATTATATAAGGTTGAATCAGAATTAAACACAGGGCCTTCAGCTTCATGGATTGAATTACCATCTGTTTCGTCATCAAACGGAGCACTTGAACCAATTTCAGTCCCGTGACTCTTATCCATGTAATCATCATGATCTCTTGACCAAGCAAGTACTTGTTCCTCGGTAAGTTTAATTGTTCTCTTACTTTCATCTGCACGAGTTACTTTACCACCTTTTGGGTGTTCATTTGTTACAGCACCATTTGGGGCATATTTAGCGCCGTCATTATATGCATTTCCGTTATCACCTTGTGACTTAGGTGCTTTATCAGATGTTAACGTTGCATTTGTTGCTGTACTATATGGTGAGCCACTTGGTTTTTCATAATTGCTCTCAGTCTTGGTAAATTCCTTCTCACCATTTGCTACCGCGGTATCAGTAAACGGTGAATTAACCTTTTCTTGTGAAGGATTTTTTGATGGGGCTTCAGGAAGGGTATGTTCAGATGGAACAGAAGAACCTTCTGTAAGAATGTGCGCAACATTTCTTGAAATTTGATTCATTCTATTAATAGCTGCACGCATTTCCTTAGTCTCGTTAACTTGCCAATCAGAATCAGTGGCTTTTTTTGAAGCCTCAACGATAACTTTCTCCTCTTTATTATGTGCTTCATTAATTTGCATGATTTTAAGGTCAAGATTCTTTGAAGCTGCAGAGTAAGATTTATATTCGTTCTGTTTCTTATTCATTTCACCACCAATGTAGTCAAAGTCTTCATTTACTATTTGTGTATCTTTCTTTGGGGCAACTTTAATGTAGAATTTAGTTCCTTCATTGACAATACCATAAGTTAGCCCGTCGGCAGCCTTTACACTATATTCAACACGAGATGCTGTATTCTTTGAAGTGCTTTCATTCATACCATACTTCATAAGTTCAAGCATTCTACTTGTTTCTTGTTGAAAATTATTATAATTCATATTTTTAATATATTAAAAAAAATTATTCTTAATAATAAATATTATGTTATCTTAAAAAAAAAGATTATTTATTCAGTTGTTACTGCTTATTTACTTACGTTTATCAACAATTGAATTAACTTTATCATAACTTTCATTATATATGTCCCATATTTTATCAATATATCCTGCTCTACGCATGATTTTATAGATAATATTTCCGCTTGACATTTCTTTTTTAGCTGACTCTAAACCTTCGCCGCGCATATTTTTAAGTTTTTCAAAAATCTTATAGACTTTATCACCATACTTTTCACACTTGTGCAAGTCTTTTTCTTTTTTAAGTTCCTTTTCAATATTGTCAATTTGAGTCATAAATTTAGCAGCTCTTTTCTTAACGAAATCTTGACTAATAACTGCATCTTGAAAATCATCGGGGTCTACAATCCATTTATTTTTATAGAGTGAATAACGACCTGATGATGGATTGTCTTCATTGGAATCCTCAACAGATATTTCAATAGGAAAACCAAAAATTTTTAAGTCTTCATGATTACTAAGCCAATTTTCTTTCTTAGACTTAAAATAATCATCTACAAAATCAGTATTCTTTGGATAAACTTTTTTGAAATCAATTAATATGTGTATATCAACATCTGAATAACGTGACCAATTGTAATTAGCGATTGAACCCGTTAAGATTATATCTTTTGGCTTGACCCAATCTATTGAAAGTTCCTCTATAAAATCATCTGCAATGTCCATCAACCTTAATCGGACACGAGAGTTTAGTTTTCCTTTAGGCCAAAATTTTGGGTGTAATTCTTCTTTTATCTTAAATGAAGATAAATTAATATTTTTTGAACTTACTTCATTAATATCTATCATAGTAATATTACAATATATGTTATTGTTATTATATTCACAAAAATAAATATCGTTTTTATTTGGAATTACATGATTATTGTAGTATTTTACTCTTGTAAAAAATAAATTGAAAGTAAATATTATGATGTATGACAATAATGAACTAAAAATCAGATAGTAATGTTGATGCAATAAAAAAAAGAAAGTGGCTTAGTTCTAAAATGGACGGTTCACATAACATCTTAAACTCAATTCCATTAGATAGCCACTTTCTTAAAAATATAATCGAATATAAATATATTAATAATTTCATAAATTTAACATGATGGAAAAATTAACATTGAAAAGTACTATAAAAAGTTCAAAATATGGGGATAAGTCAATCGAAGAACTTATTAAAATTAAGGGTGCAATCTTTTCGATGATAAAAGATGGATACGATTTTGATGATGAAGTTCTCGAAGCTGCCCATATTCGTAAACAAAATTCAAATGAAAAAGTTTATTGTCGAGTTGGTGGTAGTACTCCTACTAAAACAAAAAAACTACCAAAGGATACTCAATCAATTAAACAAATTATCTATGAGCTTAATATGATTGAAAATAAATTTAAGTGTGACAACTCGTCTGATGATAAAGATGATGCTTGGTCAAATGAATTAAATAACGTAAATATTGATGATAATGATAACTAAACATAAAAAAATCATTGCGTTTGCTGGACGAAAACGTTCAGGTAAAGGGATGCTTGCTCAAGGGATAAAAAATAATTTTAAAAATATTGTGATTTTGAGTTTTGCAGATAACCTTAAATTACTTTGTGCTGAATTACTTAATACATCTTCTGATAAATTGAATAAAATGAAGGATAATGGTACAACTTTTAGTGAAAAGGTTGATGACCGTTTGGTAAGCATTATTAGTGAAACAACAGGTATTAATGATGAGATTATTCGTGATGAACTTGGAGGATACACTTTTAAAACTGTACGTGAGATGCTTCAAGTGCTTGGCACTAATCTTATTAGAAGACATGCAATTAATTGGCATGTTAATAAAATGATTGAACGTATTAATGAGATCGGTGAAGATAAAATTATTGTTATTGATGATGTTAGATTCAATAATGAGAAAGACGCATTAGAAAAGATAGGTGCAGATGTATTTATTGTAATTAGACCAAATTGTTTTGATGTGTCTAACCATCCATCTGAAACAGAATTGAGTTATGATAAATTCGCTTATGATAAAGTTATCATCAATGATCTACCAAAGGATGAAATGATAAAGTTGTTTAATACTTATTATTTTGTAAATAATGAAAATAAACGGTCTAAATCAATTCTTCTTTCAGAAAATCCTTGGTATGTGCAAGAGGCTATGAATACAGAAAATTATGATGCTGAACATTTTTTAATTTCAACTGTGGTTCTTGAACAAAACCTTTACCGACCGCAATTTCAGAATTATGGTATTATTACATTTAGCAGTAATGATAATAAACTGTTATCAATGTTTAGGCGTATTATTTTAAATAACAAATGTGGTTCTGATAATAGAAAAGAATATTCCATTTATAATCCATTGACGAATGAGATTTTAAAAAAATGTATGTGAAACTAAAGGCCACCAATATTTATTGGTGGTTTTTATAATTTTTAAATGTTATGAAGAAAAAGAAAAAGAAGAATAGCATTGAAGATGATGTTATTAAAGCACTTAAGCGTGCGGAAAGAGAATTACAACTTGAAAGGAATGGTTATGCTCACCCTTGGGTTGCAACTACGATTGTCCATAAATGTAAGAAACATTATAACAGAAAAAGAGAGCGAAAGAACTTTGATTATAGTTCTGACGTTCTCTTTTATTTTAGTTAAACCATTTCGAGGATATTCTCGATATGGTATTTTTTTTTAATATGTAAACTCATCCATTATATCTTGCATGTTACGGATTAAATCTCTAAGATAGTAATCGTTATTAAGAAGTGGATACTTTTTTCTTGCTTTTTTCGCAAACATTTCTAACATATTTTGAAAGTCACCACTCAAATCTTCAACGGCTTTTTCTAATATAGTGTCAGCGTTGTGTTTGTCTAAATATTCTTCTGCTCCTGCTTCATAATCTCTATTAGGGTCTGATGGATCTGATGGGTATGGATCAATATCAGTGTTTTGTATTTGCAGATGTTCAAATCTATCTTGGTTCTTTTTATTCGCCCATTGATAGTTATTTCTTGTGTAATTTAAATCGTTTTTATTATTGGATGTATATTTACCTGCATCACTATGTTTGTCGCCGGTAAAATTTGGAAAATATCTTCCTGTTTCTTTATCGTATCTTAAGGCCTCATTAATAGATTCTTTAATTACACGAATCAAATCATTTTTCTTTATAGTTTTTGCCATTATTAATTTATTATATTTTATAATAAATATTATTTACAAATAAAAAAAAGGAGTACGTTAAACGCACTCCTTGTAATATTTTATAATTTATGATATACTTTCATGATTCTTGCTACGTATGCCCTTGGTATTCTTTTTGAGAATGGGCCTGCATTCCATATACATAGTGCTCTTACTATGTCGAAAGAAGGGTTATACTTACTTTGAATTAGATAGAACATCTCAATTGATTTTTCCTTGCTGTATCTATCATTCAGTGTATAACGTTTGTCTTGTTTTAGTGCTTTGAGAATAACATTACATTCTCTTACAAGTACAGGTCGGATTTGTAGGTATCCAACACAATCTGATGAAACGGCTTTCTCGTTTAGTTTACTTTCTACCGTGGCTATTGCAGTTATCAAACGACTTAAGTCTTGTTTCTGTGCCATACAAAATGTACTGCAAGTTAATAACGCCACTAACATCATTAATTTTTTTAAGTTTTTCTTTAAATTCATTTAACCTTATTTTTAAATTATTTTAAAGGTGAGAAGTGATAACTGTTAAATAAAATTCTAATAATTTTTATTAAAAAAATATTGGAAATTAGGCTATATTTATTTATTAAATAAATGAATTAAATAAGGGATTATATGTTGCGAGCGATTAAGGTACGATTATATCCAAATAAACAACAGGAACAAACACTGAACAAGGTGCTTGGCTGCTATCGTTTTGTGTATAATCATATGCTTGCTCGAAAACAAGAAGCTTATAAATCCGATAAAACAAACCTTAGTTTAACAGAACTTTCAAAGTACTTTCACCATGAATTACTAAAGGATGAGCAATATACTTGGTTGAAGGAACAGAACACAAAAGTGATGAAACAGTCTATTAGGCAAATGCTTACCGCCTACGATAAGTTCTTCAAGGAGCATAAAGGGTTTCCCAAGTTTAAGTCTAAGAGAGATAAA